GTCAATCACTCCCTTCAAGTTGGTCCGATAAGGCAACTCAGAGATGAAGTCTTGGATGTCTGAGTATAGCTCAGCGTAGTTGAAGGGATTCCCGCCACGCCGTTCCAACTTATCTACTAACTTATCAATGTGACTTTGGTTCCATCCCTCTGACTCAAACGCAGCCAATTCGATAGCCAAGCCATAGTTAAAGCTAATGTTCCACAGCTTACTCAAAGCTGGATTGTTTAACGAGACTACCCTACGAGTCACCGTCGCTTTTCCTAGAAGAGGTTTCTTTTCTTCTAGCTCTGATGTAACTACAGCGTCTATTCCTACGATGATTCGTGGGGGCGTCTCGTTTGAGATATCGCCCCTGAACATTAAATTACTTCTACTTTTCCGTACTTGATTACAAACTCCCTGAACTTTTCAGGGCTGTCAAAAGCTTCGTCGGCAATTTCTTGGTCTATCTCACTGTAGATTTGAACTGAGAAGTGGCCGCCAGACTCTACGATTACGTCTTCGACCCACTTAGTGTGGCGGCAACGCTTGAAGGATTGAAACTTCTTACAAGTGCATCGCTGATTGCGGTTATCCTGCAGGTCAACCTCTACCTCGTGTACGCCGTCTTCAGATAAGAACAGCTGGACTGTGCGCCAATCAATCATACCTAATTGTCTCATTCCTATCCCAGCCTCAAGTCCTTACCACTAAGTTTAACCTGCTGGAAAGCTTCGTATACAAAACTGCCCATGGCCTCTGTGTAGACGTCTCCCCAGTTCTCACGAACTACGTTGGTCGTGATGATGGTAGGCAAGCCTTTGTCGTACCTAGTGCGTAGAAGCTCGTCAAACTGAGACTCGTTCCAGCTGGTCTTGTGCTCTTTGCCTAGGTCATCGATGACTAAGAGGCGGACGTTCAAATGGTCTTCTTTCGAGCGGCCATGAAATCCGTCCAAGTAAAGGTTTAGTTCTCGCTTTTCTTCAGGGTCTGCGTCAAAAGCTGAGCGTTTCATGTGTAGGTACTCAGGGTAGGTCAAGTAGTGGATAGCCCTGAACTTATAGCCAACATCGCCCTGCCTAGCGCCAAGCAGCTTGGTCATAGCGGCCTCGTCGTCTGGCAGTCTGCGAACAAACTCCATGGCAGTGACAGCAGCATAGGTTGTCTTACCCATTCCAGGGTCTCCATCAAACAGAAGACCGACACCTGTGGTGCCCACGGCACCTGGCTTCTTGATTACTTCTCCGTCTATGGCTAGGTCTAGCCACGCATCTACCTGCTTAGAGAATCTTCCTGAGCTCTCAGTGATGGTGTCTTTAGACCAGCCGAGATAACGGATTGGAATGTTAGAGCTTTTGGTTATCCAGTATCGCTTTAGCGAAGTTAGTTCAGCCAGCATTTTCCCTCAATTTCTGTTCGTACCGCTCCAGTGCCTTCTTCCCTGGCAAGGTGCTGTCGAACTCTGTTCCGTCTGAAGCATACAACTTTTCGACTCGGTCGTCTACGACTCGCCGCTCAGTGAGTGGTCGAGTGACGTCCATGCCGAGGTTTTTCATAGCCACTGGCGTGTGGGTCTGCAGTAGCTTTAGGAATCGCTTGTACAAGTAACCGTGCATCTGGGCCTTCTCCCAGTCCGCATGGTTCTTTGGGTCCGCCATGAAGATTCGCAAAACTTCTAGCTCAATCAGTGGCGTGACACCGCTTGACTTTCTGCTCCTAGCTAGTGCGCCAGCAAGCTCTTTGGTGTTCACCAGTGGCGGCATGTACGGGTACTTTTTGGTGAGCTGAGCACGGAACTCTGCAGCCACATCAGCTGGTGTCCACTCTTCCTGTGGTCGCCTGCCACGAGTCTTGGGGTCACGCTTGTCCGTAGACAGTGGCTTCTGGGAAGCTGGCTTTTCATCGCCGAATAGACCTACACCGACAATGTGGTCGTCCTCGTTAGGGTTCCATCTTTTAGACACTCGAATTTCCTTATACTTTAATTTTCTATTACTAGTTAAGTAAGTATGGTTAATAGTGGTATCACTATTACTATCAGCTGTTGATGCCAACTCCACTTGGCATGGTGGCTCGCCCGATGCCAATTGTACTTGGCATGGTAGAGAGTAGCGATTGACGCTCAGTTTGCCTAGGTTGCGCTTGGTCCTGGTGACCTCTAAAAAACCCGCCCCAGAAAGCTCTACGATGGCTTTACGCAGGGTTTCACGGCTATAGCCAGTCAGCGTACCAAGTTCTTCCATGGTGGCGTCTATGGCCGTTTTAGAGCCAATTTTGACCCTAATGGCTAGGAGCGTGCGGAGGCCAGCAGGGGACAGTGAGAGTAGTTGTTGGTCCGTGTAAGGAAGCATGGCGCAAATACTAGCGCATACGCTGGGCGACGTTTTGCAAGATTACAGGGCGATTCACAACAGCCATTACAGCTAGGGCAAAAAAGCCTGCTGCTGGTGCGAGCACAGCTAGCTGCCAAGTCAGAGTGCCTAGCATCAAGTAAAGCCCCCCTAGACTAAGCGGCACAGTTAGCCACATCTTTAGGGTTTTTGGTTCAATGTACATCTCAAGCAGAGACGAGAGAAGTTCAGTGATGTAGCCTACGGCCATTCCTACGAGTAGTACTGAGATAAAAGTGTCCATGAGGACATCTTATATGACCTTGGCCTCCGTGCCAGCGTAGCTTTTAATGATATACGGACGATTGATTGGTACCCAGTTTCTCAGAGTCTCTGCAAGTCGAGTAATCTTGACTGTCTTATTCGGGTAGATGTGAGAACGGGATACGTAAGCCCCATCTTCCCAAACAGCCCCGTACGAAGCTGGTGCGTCGCCATCAAAGTAGTCTGTCGGACGGTAGCTAGCCTCTAGCTGAGCGGAAGCGAGCTCGGTTGCAGTTGGGGCTTCAATTGTTGCTTCAAGATAGATAGGGGTGGGGTTTGATGCTATAAAGCCAGTGACAGAATATCTAGTCAGCTCTTCAGTAAGAGGTAGTTCAATCTCGTGAATGTCTGCGATTTCATCTCCAGGAGCAGCGTCGCTGTCGTATGAGTTAAGTCGTAGCTTGATGGTTTCGGCACCAGTTGCGCCTGTTAGTGCAGCATACACGGAGAACGTATAGTACCTACCTGAGGTAACCACGCCTGTGACTGCCTTGGTGGAGGTTATTCCACCCGAGGTAGTTTCTACCCACTCAGAAGAGCCTGCAGGATTGAACGAAGGGTTAGTAAGTTCGTTAGTCTTCTTTGGGTTAAGGAAAAGCTCAATAGCCCTTGCCTCGTGGTAAGTAGTCACAGAACTGCTTGCTAGCTGAATCATGTCGAAGTACAGAGTAGATGTCCCAGACACCTTGAACTCAATTACGGCGTAAGTTGCTGGGTTAGCTTCTGAACGTACTATTCCTTCAGATGGAGTACTAGGGACGGTAAGTGATGTACTAATTGTGTAAGAGATGGTTGTGCTGGTTAGAGAAAGAATTTCAAATTCACCATCAACGTCTTCATCGACCCCAAAGACAATAATCATGTCTCCTACAGCAAACCCTGCCGTTGACGAAACAGTAACTGTAGCTGTAGTCCCTGACACTGAGTAGCTAGTGACATCCATAGGGGCACCTGGCGCAGTAGCTGTAGAACTAACCTTTAACCAGTTAGTACCGCTCAACGATGCCGCCGAACCAGTAGACGTGCTAATTAGTGCGCCAGCGTAGTCGTGCCAGTAGATGACTGGCGTAACAGTGATGCCCGTTCCTGACTCTCGCTTTACATACCCCGAAAGAGAGTAAGTCGTTCCTGCTTCCACTGGTACACCGTGGAGTTTTGGGTACGTAAGCCCGTTTACTATTGAAGCTGGTCCTACACAAGTCAACTGCGCTGTGTACCCGTAGTCAACCGCTTCGGCTTCAACCGAATCACTGACAGGGATGATGGTCTGCTCAAGCTCAAGCGCAGCGCTACCAGTCACTTGCCAATTACCTAAGCCTTTGTAAAACGAGCTGTCTTGCATGGACAGTAATAGGTTAGGAGAGCTGGTTACAGTCGGAGCAAATCCTGTGAGCGACTCTGCGTATGTTTCAATGGCGTTCTTAGTGCCTTTATTTGCGTAAAGGTACATGGCCTCACGAATTAGGCGCTTTTGGTTTTGAGTAGCAATATAGGCTTCAGGCTCAAGTCCAAAGTTCTGGGTTCTAAGGCCAATTAGTTCTGGGTTAATAAATCGACCTGACTCTTCAGGCAGGATGTTATCTGCCAAAGTCATAATCTCATCTAAGGTGAAAGAGAAGCCTTTCAAAAAACGAGATAGGTCAGAGTTCTCATCGACAGCGTCTAGAGGGGACTGGCTTCCAGTCGTAAACACTCGAGGAATTAAGTCCAAAAACTTTTGGTG